CACTCGGATCCCCTGGCGAGAAGCCGACTCTGCGGGTGAATCTGGAAAAGATTTCGGCCGCCGATGCGGTGGTCATACTCCGCAGGGCCATTGAGGGAATCGAGGCCGAGCACATCAAGGTTGCGGAAAAAATCGTAGCGCCGGTTTGACAAAACAGAAATCGCGATTACGTTTCATGCATCTGACAATTTGAAACTCACCCCGCCTTGCGGCGCGAACGCTGTTGCGTTCGTGGCTTACGAGGCCGCAATGCGGGAAGCACTTCGCTGGACGCTGTTGCGGCTGGCGGCTTGCTGGCAAAGTCGAAATACGGCTTGCCGGTGGCCCACCGCGTAACGGCGTTATTTTTTGCGCCACGATGCAGAGGCCCCGGCTCATCAAGGGGAATCGCTCGTGGACAAGTACCTTGAACGACTTGCGGCAATCGATCAACGCGTGGGCGAGCTGCTCGCCGGTGAATCACTCACCCAGGAGCAGCAAGCCGAGTACGACCGACTGGTCGGCGCGGACGGCAACGGCGGCGAACGGGCCAAGCTCGTCGCCAAGATCGGACAGGTCCAGGCCCAGGAAGAGCGTGAACGCCAGCGACTCGCCCTGGAGCACTCCCGGGCTCAGGCCGTGAGCGATCAGCTTCGTGCCCAGCACACGGTCGCCGGCGGCAACCGGCTTTCCACGCCGGACGCGCAGACGATCAACAGCCCGGCCAGCGCCGTGGCGGCCGCGAATCTCGGCGCGACGACCATTCCTGCCCAAGTCCGAGATCATGCGGCCGAGGCGCGCTGCGGCTACCAGACGTTCGGTTCGTTCGCGATGGACGTGATGAACGCCTCCATCAGTCGCCGTCCCTCCGATCGCCTGCTGCGGATCTGGGACGCCGAGCGCAAGAACGCTGCGGCGACCGGCATGGGAGAAGCAGTCGGCTCCGACGGCGGCTTCCTGGTTCCAACCGAATTCAACATGAAGATCATGGAGCGCGTTTACGAGTCGCAGAGCCTCCTGGCTCGGTGCGATCGTTACAACATTGGCGGCAACTCGATCGTGTTTCCGCGTAACGCGGAAACCAGTCGGGCCAATGGCTCACGCTGGGGCGGCGTCCGCGCCTACTGGCTCGGCGAAGGCAGCCAGGGCACAGGAACCAAGCCCACTCTCGGCCGGCTCACCTTGAACCTGCACAAGCTCATGACGATCGGCGTCATGACCGACGAGCTCATCTCCGATGCTGGCCCCGTTGCGGACCAGTACATGAACAAGTGCTTTGCGGCGGAAATTGATTTTGCGGTCGGCGACTCCCTGGTCAACGGCACCGGCTCCGGGCAACCCATGGGTATCCTCAGCGCCGCTTGCACCGTGTCGGTCGCCAAGGAAACCGGCCAGGCCGCCGCGACGATCAGCGCGACCAACGTGCTCAAGATGTGGGCACGCATGCAGGCGCGATGCCGCCAGAACGCGGTCTGGCTCATCAATCAGGACACCGAGCCGCAGCTCCTGTCCATGCAGATCGGCACCGGCGTCGCCAACCAGGTCGTCTATATGCCGCCGGGCGGACTGTCCGCTCAACCGTACGCGACCCTGATGGGTCGACCGGTCCTGCCCGTCGAATACTGCGCCACGCTTGGCACGGTCGGCGATATCATTCTCGTCGATCTGAGCCAATGGGTCGCGGTCACCAAGTCAAGCGGACCGCAATCCGACGTGTCGATGCACTTCTACTTCGACACCGATCAGCAAGCCTTCCGCATGGTCTTCCGCATCGATGCCCAGCCGTGGTGGGCCAGCGCTCTCACTCCCTACAAGGGCACCGCCACCCAGGCCCCCGCGGTCACCCTGGCGACCCGCAGTTAAGTGAACTCCGGCGATGGGCCGGGCTGACCGATACAAACGACCTCCCTTGCTTGGAGCTTTCAATGAACACTCGGCTTCTTGAATCGATTCAGATCGTAACGGCGTTCCCGCCGAGCGACATCAACACCGACGTCGATGGTGACTGGGTGTCGCTCAAGAATTATGACGGCTGCCTCGTCATTGTTCACAAGGCCGCCGGCACCGCCGGAGACGATGTGACGCTGACGCTTGCCCAGGCGACCGACGTCGCCGGCACCGGCTCGAAGGCGCTCACCTTCAATCATCTTTACGCCAAGGTCGGCGCGACCGCGCTCACCGGCGTCGGGACGTTTACCAAGTACACAGGCACGGCGGTCTCCACCCTCGACACCGTCACGACCTTCGGCACCGATATTCTGTCGGACGTCGGCGAGTCCCTGTTCGTGATCGACATCAAGGCCAGCGACCTTGACGTCGCCGGCGGATTCGATTGCCTCAAATTCACGTCGGAGGGCGACGACGTCGCCAACGCGACTTACATGGCCGCCTTCTACCTGCTCTACGGCGCCCGTTTTCCCGGGCCGTCCCCGCTTTCGGCGATCATTGACTGAGCGATGCCGCATGCGGCGATCGCGGATTGACCTCGAAAACACTGACCGGGAGTTCTCTTCATGGCTGGCAAAACTGCAGTTCCCAATGGCGGACCGAACGATCGCTCCGTCCTTCAGGGCCTTTACCTGTTTCCCGGTATCGTGGGAAACCTGTTCTACGTCCATCACTCCGGCGGCTCCACGGGCCCGGGCCTTGTGCCCGAGAACGCCTACTCGACCATCGACGCCGCCATCGGCGCCTGCACTGCCAACAATGGCGACGTGATCATCGTCTTGCCTGGACACGCGGAGACCATCACCGGGGCCGCGGCGATCGCTCTCGACGTCGCCGGCATCACGATCATCGGCCTGGGCAACGGCTCGAATCGGCCGACGATCACCTACGGGACCAATACCACGGCCACCTCGGTAATTTCCGCGGCCAACATCACGATCCGCAATCTGCGGTTCCTGTCCAATGTCGATTCGCTCGCAGTCTTCTTGACCGTCAGCGAGAACGGCGCCACGATCGAGGACTGCGATTTTGTCGGTGCTTCCACCAAGGAAGTGCTCAATGCCATCGGCATCACCACGACCTTCGACGACACGACCATTCGCCGCTGTCGCTTCATTCAAGGCACTGATCCCACCGGCACCAATGCCGCCGCCGGTACCGGCGCGATCTATCTGGTGGATTCCGAGAACGTGCTCATCGAGGACTGCGAATTTCGCGGCAACTGGGAGACAGCGTTCATTCACAACAAGACGACCGGCGCGGCCAACCTCTGGGTGAGGCGCTGCCGCGGCATCTGCTCACTCGCCGACGCCCAGCCGTTCTTGCTTGTCTCGACCGCCACGGGCGGAGTCGAAGACAGTTCGTTCATTACGCCGGCCGAAACGCAGGTAACCGAGGCGACCCTCTCGGGCACCTTCGGCGCCGGGTACTTCAACTTCCGCACTTACTACGGCAATGACGGCGGCGGCGGCCAGCTCGCCGTGGCCGGCCAGGCCGTTGCATCGTGATTCATGCTCGATGTCGAACTGTGCATCCCGTCCCGAGACGGACGGCTTGACGACGATGTCCTGACGCGAGTGAAGCTGGCGTATGCCCATGCTGCCCGCTCGGGCGTAAAGCTCGACACGGACCTTGTCGTCGCCAAGGACTCCTACAGCGTCGTCACGGCGCGCAACCGCGGCGTCGCTGGATTTTTGAGCCGCAAGAGATCGCATCTTCTTTTTCTGGATGACGACGTCCTCTTGCCGCCCCAGACATTCGTGGAGCTTGACAGGGCAGCGACGAAATTCGCCGGCGTGATCTGCGGCTGCGTGCCATCCATACGGATCGAGCACGGCTTCGGGCTGACGACACCCTATGTGCAAGTCCGCCCAGTGGGGGCCAAGAGCTGGCTGGGTACCTGGCCGAAGGAAGCAACTGAGGCGGAGGCCTGCGGCGGCGGATGCATGCTGATTCCGCGAGCCGTTTTCGAGGCGATCGAGTTTCCATGGTTCCGATGGCCTGAGCATTACACGGAAGGAATTGGAATCAACGCGATCAGTGATGACGTCGACTTCTGCCGCCGAACCCGGGCGGCCGGCTACACGGTAACGGCTCTGCCGGGAATCCGCTGCGGCCACAAAAAGACGCTTGACGTCGGGATGATGATCCCCGACGAGGAGGAGTGACGGGTGTGTCCAACGAGAACCCCTACGCCGCTCCGAGTCAGCCGCAGCTCGTGCCCTACCTCGACGGACCAATCGAGGACGTGCAGCCAGCGATCGGCCGCGTTGTCAGCCTCCAGGAGGCCAAGGATCAATGCCGCGTCGACAGCGATATCACGGCTGACGACAACCGAATCAACGGTTTGATCGACGAGGTGACCGACTGGTTCGTGAAGCAGACCGGCGGGCGCCAGCTCCTGACGGCGACTTTCCGGATCCCCGTGCGAACCTGGTGGGGCAATGGCTGGGGTGACAGCTTCCTGAATGATGACGTTGGGCTTTGTCGCGGGGCCTTGAAGCTGCCGCGACCGCCGCTCCTGCGGGTCGATGCGATCCAGTATTACGATGCGAACGATACGCTCACGACGCTCGGCTCGAGCGCGTATCTGGTCCGAACGCCCAAGAAACAACCCGGCGAGATTGAGCTCGCCCCGAATCAGGTCTGGCCGGCCCTTTCGCCCCTCCGGCAATATCCGATCCTGATTCAATTCGTGGCCGGCTACATCACGCCGGTGACCGCCAATGCGACGGCGGACACAATCACAGCCACGGTCATGACGTACACGGCCGGCCAGACCGTTGTGTTCTCGGCCAGCTCCGATGGAACCGTGCCCGGCGGCCTGACCGCGGGCGTGGTTTACTACGTGATCAATCCGACCAATGGCGGGTTGACGTTTCAGGTTTCGACGACCTCCGGCGGCTCGGCGGTGAACATCACGAGCGCTGGCACGGGAAGCATCTGGACGGGACAGCTCCCGTTCAACATCCGCCGCGCCATCCTGCTGAAAGTCGCGGAAGCCTACCGCGATCGCGAGCTGGGGGTCGACGCCGGCGATGGCTGGCAAGCTGCCGATCGGCTGGCGGCTCTGGAAGAATGGGGCGGCTACTGAGCCGCGGCTCTCGCCCACGGGAGTGAAGGTATGCGGATCGTCATCGCGATGCCGCGGCGAAACAATCAGTGCGACTTCGGCGCGGCAAGGGCCTTCTGCCTGCCGCTGGAGCCGGGGTCGAAGCACACGATCATTCCGATCAGCCCGCGCGGGTCGCTATTGAGCTGCATCTTCAATGTCGCCTGGGGCGCGGCCCTGGACGCATGGGAAGCGGGCAAGGCCGATGGCTTCGCGATGGGTCACGATGACGTGGAATGTGACCCCGGCACGTACAGCATCCTGGCGGACGAGCTCGAACGATCGGGAGCCGACATCCTCTCGGTGGTCGTGCCGATCCGCGGCGACGAGGGAGTCACGAGCACGGCACTCGACAACGTGACCGCGGATCCGTGGAAGCCGCAGCGGCTGACCATGACCGAGACCCTCAAGCTGCCCGAGACGTTCACCGAGAAAGACGTCGGAGCGCCATTGCTCCTGAACACGGGACTCTGGATCTGCAAGTTCGGCCCCTGGGCGACGACGCCGACGGACCTGGTCTTCACCGTGCAGGACGCGATCGAGAAGCGAAACGGAAAGCGCCATACACGCGTTTTCCCGGAGGACTGGAACTTCTCGCGGCAAGCTCGCGAGCGCGGCGCCAAGCTGGCGGCCACGCGAAAGATCAAGGTCCTGCATCACGGCGACCAGGCCTGGCCGAACTTCATGGCATGGGGCTGGGAGCACGACGAGGTCAACGGGCCTTATGCGAAGCCGGAAGAGGAGCAAGAGCAGTAAATGGCCGAGCCCTGGAACATCGACGCCGGCGAACTGTATCAGCGCGTCACCGTGCAGCAGTTGACGAACGGCGCCGATGACAGCCGCGGCCATCCGGCGCGGTCCTGGGCTAACCGCCTGACCGACATCGCCGCCAAGGTCGAGACGCCGACGGGCCGGCGAATGGAGATCGCGAGGCAATACGTGCCGACGGCGACCCACGTGATCACGATCCGCGGGCCCCGATCGGTGCCGATCAAGACCAGTCGGTTTGTCTACAAGGGACGCGTTTTCAATATCGGCTGGATGAACGACGTCCAGGAGCGACACGTGAGGCTGGAGTTTATCTGCACCGAGGAGATCGCATCATGATGACGCTCGACGAGCTTGGCTGGCGATTCCCCGACGAGGTGCATGGCTGGCTCACCGTCTTCGAAGGCCGGCAGCTCGCCGAGCTGGCGAACGGCAAGGCCTGCCTGGAGATCGGCGGCTTCAAGGGCCGCTCGACGATCTGCATGGCCCAGGTTGCCCTGAGCGTCGACTCGGTCGACGACTTCCTGGGAGACCCGAGTCAGCCCGACGTTGTGCCCGGCGGCACGCAGGACGAAATGCTCGCGAACCTGAAGCGCTATTCCCTGCCGCGCGTGACGGTCCACGTCGGCAAATCGAGCGAGCTGGCGAAGACGCTGCCGGAGTCGAGCTTCGATCTGGCGTTCATCGATGGGCTGCATGATGTGAAGTCGGTGTGGACCGACACGCAGGCCTGCCTTCGGCTCCTCAAGAGCGGCGGCGTGATCGCGTTTCACGACTGGTGTTACATCACGGTTCGCGAGGCGGCGAAGCGATTGCTCGGCCGGGATCCCGACGGGATCGTAGGCAGCCTGGCCTGGTTCACGATCCGGGAGAAATGAGCCTTGATTAAAGTGACTGGCGACGAGCAACTTCAGCAAGTCTTCCGGTCGCTCAAGGGCAAGGAAGGCAAGGCTGCCGCGCGTAAGGGCCTCCGGGCCGCCGCCAAGATCGTGCAGAAAGCACTGAAGCAACAGCTTCCCAAAGTGAGCGGCGCCTTGCGTAAAAGCGTGCGCGTGCGAGCGATGAAGCGGTCGCGGAAGGGCGTCGGCGTGATGGTGCAGGTGTATGCCACCCGCAAAGACAAGCCCTATAGCCTGTTTCTCGAAGTCGGCGTCAAGCAGCAACCGAAGGGCGTACGGGTCCGCAAGAAGCAAAAACGGATCACGGTCAATGGACTGAAGAAACGTGTGACCGACGAGGAGCGATCGACGGCTTACAACGCCCTGGCCTGGAGGGTCAAGCCGCGCCATTACTCCCGGGATGCCATGAAGGAGTGGCAGGCGCTGGCCCTGGAAGCTTGCCTCCAGGCAGTGCGGGCCGAGCTGGAGAGATTGGCACAGAAGCCGGGGGCTGGCAAATGAACATCGACGAAGCCCTGATCGCTTATCTCGGCATCCTTGCTCCCACGGCGCAGATCGAGAAGGGAACGATCAGCGACAGCAAGGGCAGCACGAGGATTTACGTCCAGCGATCGACGACCAATCGCGAGGTGGATATCGGCTGCACGGTCAGCAGCCTGCAAGAGTCGGTTTTCGACATTGAGGTTGCGAGCCTGAGCGAGAGCACAGCCCAGAGCCTGGTCACGGTCCTGAAAAACGGCGTCCAGGAGACCACGCTCTCGGCTCCTCTGAGTTTCGGCGGAACGTCGATCTCCGTCGCCTCGGCAACGTGGATCCCGGATCCGGATGACGGAGACGACCCTGCCTTTGTCATTACGGCAAAGATCGTCGACGAATATGTCTGGGTCAGCAAGGCAAGCGCGACGTCCCTGACGGCGTCGCAACGGGCCGCAAACGGCTCAGGGGTTTCGGCCTACCTGACAGGAGCGGCCGTGTACGCCGTCGGCCTGAATGGATACCGCGGCCCCTTGATTCAGACAGGCGTGTTTTGCCATGGCGCCTTCGTCGAGGATCACTCCGACGATTACGTCCCGAAATTGCTGGACGCCGACGAGGGCTATTTCATCGCGAGCTTCCAGCTAATGATTGTTCACGAAGGCGGCTGAGATGCCGCCATGTTCTCTGACTTGAAAGGCGCCCACCCATGACTCTGCAACGTCGCATTGGCCTCGGCATTACACTCGGCGTCGATACGGCCGGGTCAAATAGCTTCGTGACCATCGCCTCGATCGTGTCCGACATCACCGGCAGCGGCGTCTCCGCCGACGTCGCGGAGACCACGATCCTCGCGGACACGATCAAGCAGAAGGTGCCGGGCCAGGTCGATCCCGGCGAGCTCAATTTCGAGATCGCCTATGATCCGACCTACACGGACACGACCACGATCCTTGCGCAGGTGAAGACGGCAGTGCCCAACTATACGCAGTGCAATTTCCAACTGTCGTATCCGGCCGTCGCCGCCAACACGAGCAACACGAAGACCTTCCTCGGCTTCTTCACCAAGATCGGACTTGCCCACAAGAAGAAAGAGCTCAGCGTCGCCCCAGTCACCATCACGGCCAGCGGCGGCAGCAATACGACGCCGCTTGGTTAATCGCTCTCGGGGGAGAAGGAAAGCGCCCAATTCCTCTCCCCTGTTTTTCGACCTTTGCCTTCGCCCGTGGAGATCTGACGCATGCCCATGTTCAAGAAGGGAGCAAAGCTCAACCTGCAGGCGCTCCCGATCGAGAAGCATCCGCTGCCTGAGTTGGGCCCCGACGTCTTTGCGATCGTGCGCGGCATGACCGCCCTCGAGGCCCAGGTCATGCAGGCCGCCGCCAAGAAGACCGAGGACCTGACCGAGTCCGACAAGCGAGCGATGGAAAAATTCGGCATGAAGCCGGAGGATCCGCTCGACGATTATCGCTTCCTGGCCTGGATCCTGGTCAACGAGGACCGCACCCCCGTGTTCACCGATACGGTCGACGAGACGGGCAACGTGACCAAGACCGCCGCCCAGGACGTGCGCGACAACTTCGACGTCTCCGAGGCGTCGATCATGGGCATTCTGAAGAAATCCATGGACCTGTCGGGCATCAGCAGGGACCGCAAAAAAAACTGACGCGGGCGGAGCTGTTCCCGTACATGCTCTGCCTGCGTTATGCCCCGAGATGGATGCACCCCGACGAGATGCTGGTCGAGATGCCGGCGGGCTGGCTCGAGGACTGGGCCCGGGTTCATCGGCAAATCAACCTTGGCATCGATCGCGACGATTTGCTGTGGGGTCTGCAGCGAGCCGAGTTCCTCAACGCCAACATGGGCGAAGACGGCTCGCCGATCACGGACCCGCGCGAGGTCATGCCCTACGTCACCGAAGACGAGTGGTATGAGGATGAGCTGGATCCCGATACCGTCGTCGCCACGATCTCGACGGCGACCGGTTTCGACGTGCTGGACGGGCCGCAGATCCCGCGACCGCCGCTGATCGATCACCTGCTAAAGCTTGCCGCGGACGCAGAAGGAAATGAGGACTTGACGGAGAAGCTGACCGCAAGGCCCGGAGAGTTGCTGTGATAACTGGTGTCTTGAACACGCTACTTCAGGCCGACAATACCGACCTGACTCGCAAGCTCGACGCGTCCGAAAAGCGCGTCGGCCGGTTCAAGGGTGAGGTCGAGAGGGCTGGCGCCGGCGGCTTCTCCCGCGTCTTCGAAAGCATGGGTCAGCTATCCGGGCTGGGAGACCGTCTGGGCGGATCCATTTCCCGAATCACCTTTTTCGGTGCGAATGTTCGCACTGTCTTTGAGGGCATTTCCAGCGGAGTCGGCAACGCCCAAGCCGACCTCGCTGCCTCTTCCGGTGTCTTTGCCCGGATGCTGGGCTTCCTGTCAAACCCCGTCGTGCTCGTCACCGGGTCGATCATCGCATTGACCGCGGCCGCGGCCGGCGCCGCCATCGGCCTGCATTCGATGGCGAGCCATGGCGCCGCCCAGATCCGCGAGATCTACGACCTGGCCAATAACCTCGAGCTGAGCTCCGCGGCACTGACGGCGTTCAGCCTGGCTCCGGGCCTGCGCGGAATCGAGGACATCGGCACGAACATGTACCGCCTGCAGGCCTCGCTCGG